TCTGCGCCGCCGGGGATAGCTTTCAAAAGCTCGTTGGCTCTATTGCCTTCCCATTGGCTCACGCCGATTGACGGATAATCATATGCAGTGCTTTTTGCCACACTGTCATAGCCGCCTTCAATTCCTGTGTTAATCAGTCCTTTTGCAATTTCTCTCGCAAGGCTTTTGCTCCAATCACTCATCGTTCCGCTCCTCACTTTTCACTTTAAACATTCTTGTTTCAATAGCCTTGTTGCCCAGCTGCACAAGCAGCAGCGCTACCATGCCCAGCGTGCAGCTTTCGTAGTTACCCCAAGTTCTGGCCCAAAAAGCAAGCCATAAAGTAACCAGCACCCAAACGGCAAAGCCTATAACGGCACAGATTCTGCCAACGCTATAAGCGTTGTCGTTCTTCTTTAGCATATTAATTATTTTACGCATGACACTTACACTCCTTGCATTTTTCATCATGTACTTTTAAATCATAGTTAGGCAGTTCATTTAACTGCTCCATCAGACTGTCAATCACGCCATTATCGCCCAGCGCCTCATAGCTTTTGTAACAAGCGTCAATGCTTTCTTTTGCGTAAATAGGTATCCATCCTCTATCCTGGACATAGTGATTATAAGCCTGGATAATTCTGTCGCGCAGAAGAGCTTGAAGTCCAGCCTTTAGAGCATCATTTTGTTTCTTCTTCTGCCGATACATAGTAATCAGTAGCGTTATTACGCAACCAGATATGACGTTAATAATAGAATTCAGCGCCGCATCTAAAGACTGTTCTATCATTTCATTACACCCCTATGTCATACTTCCATTGTCACAGCTTCTACTTCTGCCGCCGTAGTTGCTGCCTCAACTTTTTCTTTTGCTACACGATATGCAGTATGCAGTTTGTTTGAGCGTACCGCAATGGCAGCAATAATCATCTTTAAATCGTTAGCCGTTACTGGCGTATCAGCATTATCGGCCGTGGTCCAATCTATTGTAGCTCCTTCGCCTTGCAGTCCCAACGCAATAATAGCTGCATTGATTCTGTCCCTTGCTTTCTCATCGTAATCATAGAGATAACCTTTGTACTCAATAGGCTCTACCTCTGCATTGTCACGTTGAATTTTAAGAGTAAGAATCTTATGTTCTTTGATACTTTCAATGCTTTCTTCCTCGTGTACCACTTCGACACCTAAGTCTTTAAGTGCATCTTCGGAGATAGACAGAGGGATAAAGATACCTTCTTTGCCTAGTGCTTCTGAAAGGTCACGTAAAGTAGAGAAAGCTTCTTTTTTATATGTATAGGTTGTATTCATTAGTCCTCCTTAGTTAAAAATGATTTCGACTCTGTATTTTTTACCTACATTTTTAGCATGAAACATAGTAGCAACTCCCGAAGGTAAATTCTTTGTATATTCATAAAAGCCCGGAACATAGCTCTGATACTGAATGTTTGAAAAATTAATACGTACATTTTCATTTGTTTCTATTGACGTTATTTTAACAGCAACATTGTATTTACCCCCGGTGACCCCTTCGACATTAAATGCAAAGTCAAGCCAACCACTATAATAGCATAACATCACAAGAGTTACAGTTTTGCCTTCATGCTGCACGTTACCTTCAACTTCACCGATAGTTGCATTATAGCGACTAAATCCATATTGGTAACCTGCTTGTCCCATTGTCATCACAAATGCATTATCTCCTGTAGTTCCACCACCGCCACTAGATGAAGGTTTTTTTCCCATCATTAATCTATTAAGACCCATGTTCACCACCTCACGCCAATTTATTAGCTTGTACGATGCTAGTAAGCGTACCACCGCCATCTTTGCTCATCCAAATGTTAAGGAGCAATCCTGCACTTGTAATAGCGACGTCACTAGCACTGCCAACATATTTAAGTTTTCCTGCATTATTTATAGTCAAACTGTAGTCTGCATTTGCAGCAAAATATGCAGTAAATACGGATGATTGACTAGCACTTAATGCCCCAGCCAAAGTAGCAAGGTTAAGTGTAAATGCACCTGTTACAGCATAAACCATTGTAGAGGTTACAGGCGTATCGGATGTACCATTGACAACATAAGTAGTGTACTTCTCTCGGTTAAGCATAAGGTCACGGAAATTCTGCTGTGCCGTCCACGTATTAGATTCCGACGTGCTAACGCCACCACCACCACTAACAGCAACAGTTACGTTACCACTAGCGTCGGGTTTTGTACCATTAACACTCTTAACAACACCGCTAACATCAGTTTTCTTAGCATAGGTATCAACAATGTTATTACCTGCACCATCCATCTGGGCATACAATGCAGTACCTGTCTTATCAAGTTTATTATTCAATGCTTCTGTCATATCAGCAGTTTCCACCTTGTTTAACAGAGCATTATACACAGCCTTGTTAGCAATAGGGTTCAAAGAGGTTGCAGACAATGTATAGTCTACATCAACACTACTACCACCACCAGAGCCGGGGTAGCCTCTTGGAATCACAAAGTTAAAGATAGCGTCATAGCGAGTACCACTATTAGTAACACTAGCCTCAGTTCCGGGTTCACCAGTAGTTACTGTACCGATTCTAATAGTAGCAGGTGCGCCCTGTGCGCCGGTGTTACCTTTATCACCCTTTGCACCTGTTGCACCGGTGTCACCTTTATCACCCTTTGCACCTGTTGCACCGGTGTCACCTTTATCACCCTTTACACCCTTAATGTTAACACTTGCAGGATTCGGCAGGCCAGCCTTATTCGTCCAGCTTAACACACCAGCAGAGGACACACTAGGTACAAATACATTAACATTTTCACTATAATTCTTAGCGTTGTTCATGTAGAGTTCTGCATTGTCCATGTAGGTTTTTGCATTGTCCTTGTAAGTTTTTGCTTCACCTGCACTATTTCTTGCAGCAGACGCAAAGTTACTAGCAGCAGTAGCAGCAGATTGAGCTGCTTCCTTGCTGGCTTCTGCGTTGTTTTCGCTAGTTTTTGCATTGGCTTCGCTTGCCTTCGCGTTGGTTGCAGATGCCGCAGCGTCAGCCTTGGCGGTTAATGCCTCCTGCTTATAACCACTCGTCAGCTCCGCATTTTCAGAAGCGCTTGCAGCAGATAAGCTCGCGTACTGTGCGCTGTTACCTGCTACGCCTGCTGATTTGAATGCACTATCTTCACTCTTTGCTGCCGCAGTTGCGCTTGCAGCGGCACTCTGTGCTTGTGCTTGAGTCTGCGCGTAAACACCTTGCGCCAATGGCAAAACCTTTGCCGGGTCTTCCGACAATTCAAGAGTTTTTCCGTCGTCGCTAATTCTAAAGCTCTTGCCGTTCTCCCACGGGATTACAGTATCAATATCAGTACTTTTGCTTACACCGATTTTCAAACTTCTGCCGGTAGTATCGGTAAGCTGTTGCGCAATCATCGTCAATTTGTCACCAATAGCCTCAACCTGGTTAAAAGGATATTGGTCGGGCAAGTCTGTTTCCTGCGTCACCGGCACTTCCCTGTAAATCGTCAGTTTCCAGCCCGTCGGCAATACCGCCGGTCTTTCGCTCTCCGGCACTTCAGCGCCAACTGCGTAACCTGGATAACGTACAACGCTTTTTTCAACATCAACATAATAATCTTTAGTCAGCAGTTTTTCTTTGCCGTCTGCGTCTGTCAGCATAACTTTAATGTCTGTTCGGTCTAAAATTTTAAACTGATACGCAAACTCTGTTGCATTTCCATTGCCGTTATATGTGATTCTGTTATCTACATGAGCAATCATGATAGCTCCCCTCCTTTTATTATTTTGCCAAAAGAAAAAGTAGATATATAAAAATATATCTACTTTTAATAAAATCACTTTAACTAATTATACATTCATTTTCAAAGGTTCGTATCTATGCTACTTTGTGAAATTTTTGTCAATCTTTTTTGCGTTCGCTTTTTGGCCTGCGTTTGTAAATGTCTTGCAGCTCAAAGTCCATATCATCAGCAGCAATATCTATGCCGTTGAATATGATATTAAAGATACCACTGGGAATACCAAGATATGCGCCGCCGACATATGCTGCTTGTTCTATTAACTCGCCGGGTTCTTTCTTGCCTTCCGCAACGTCGTTCAAGCGTCTTGCAACAGTAAAGCCTCTGTCAATCAAGCCTTGCGCCGCAGTCAGTCTGTAGCCGTAGTTCCTCATACCTAGCAAGTTCTGTACACCAACGTTCGCCGCTTGCCCGACGGGACCGCCCATAGACAACGGGTAGTTGATAAGCTCTTTTGCAAGATTATTCCAATCGTCTTTTTTGTCTTTCTCAAAAGGCGCGGTCAAAGAAAGCTCTGCAATAGCTACGTTCAGCAAGCATACGCCTAACCATTTAGCGGTAACGAAAGCAATCAGCCGTTCAGCCATTTCTTTTTTCTCGCCGCTATTCCATAACCTTTTGGCGATATGTGCTTCTCTGTCCCATTGGTTAAACTGTGTGTTGAAAAATCCCTGGAACATCGTAAACAGTCTGAATAAGCCGCTGCCACGTTGCAGACTTGATACATCATGAATTCGGCTGCTGCCTAACGTGCGCCGAATAACAGCGTTCGCAAAGTCTAGTGCTTCCTGCTCCGTCTTGCCTTCGTTGATTTTCTTCATGTATGCTTCTGCAAATACCGGCTTTGCAGTCATCATATCAGTGTAGCCTAACAGCATTGCACCATATTTCAGCGTCTTTTTCTCAATTGAGTTAAGGTCGGAACGATTCTGAATATCTCTCAATGTAACGTCTGGTACTTCCATGCGTTCACGCATAAACACGCTTTTTGCACAAATCGCATCTACTTCTGCCCTGCCTTCACCTGTAAAGCCACGGTACAAGGCTCTGAAAGCGTCGGCATGAGTAAAGCCTTCTACACTATTACCATATAGCAGGATGTTAGAAAAGTTCTGCATTGCCGTTTTGAAGTTAAGCATAATAGCCGTATTTGTTGCGATATTACGTAAAGCGTTGGCGGCTTTCGTAAACAGATTCTCTGCCATATATGCTGTTTTATTGCCGTACGGATTAGCGCAAGCCTGCAAAAACTCTCTCAAAAGTCTTACGTTGGTATCGCCTAAACGCTCAACCATGTTGCGGTAAATATCCTCATCGTTCAGTATCTTTCTGAAATCAAGCATTGTTTCACGATAACAAATATCATGAATAGTGCTTTTCACCGCCGTAACCTCACTGCCGCGCGATAAGTCGACGGGATACTTGCCGCCAGTACGCGCCTTGCTGGAACCGGTATTAGTAGCCAAAGTCCGCTGCGGCGGTCTGCTGCCTTCTTCGGTACTGTCGATTCTGTCGAATTTACCGGGCATACTGCCGGTACGTGTATCACGCTCCAACGGGAAGTAACCACCTTCAAATACCACGCTTTCACCGCTTGCAAGCTTCATCACCAGCGGCGACGCTTCAATCTTCGGCGGCTCAAAGCCTTTTGTTCTGCGGTTGACTTCTGCCAGCATAGGCCAGAATTTACTTGCTGCATTGATACGCGCCTGGGCATAGGCAATATCTGCTTTAGTCAGATGCTTGCACAAAAACTCTATAAGGTTTTGTTTGGTTTGCAGCATTGCTTCTTCTTTGCCTATAAGCTCCGATTCTTCCACCCATATATCAGAATTCTTTACGCCTACCGGTTTTTGCGAACACAGCCTTGCAGCATTACTATCACTGCCCAGGTTGCACAGCATAGCAATCAAAGCATGCTTATCTGCGCTGCCGCCAAGTTCTTCGTAGTAAATTCTTTTATCGTGCGCAATGCCGGTTTCTTTGTCTGGCTCCCATTTCTGCAAAGCATCTGTAAGCTCCTTCTGATAACCTTCAAGCATCGTGCTTTCCATATCTGCGCAATGGTTGATTTTGTTGTAAAATTCCCTAGTAAAATAACCTTCTGTCCAATTATCCATCATCAAGAAGAAGTTATCAGCATTACGCAGCGTAGCCATGAAGTTTTTAGGCCATTCGACAATTCGCTTACGCAGGCTCTTTTTGCTGTCGCTGCCAATCTCCGCCTCATACTCTACCGGCAATTCTTGCAGGTGCGCTATCGTGTCAGCCTTAACCTGTTCAAAGGCTTCACCGGCGGCGATTTTGTTCATCTGCGTATCCTGCTTTGCAATAGCACGAATGTTTTTCAGTGCGTCGATAACGTCCATATAGTTCGCAAGGCTAAGCTGCGGTGCATTGGTCAAATCATTATTCGGGTTCAAAACAAACTCCGGCATAGAAATAATTTCGTCACCGTACTTTGCCTGCATCTCTGCAATGTAATCGCTAAGCGGCTGCACTTCTCTGCCGTTGGTGTTAAAGTCCTTGCGGTGATAGCCCATACGCTCCAGCAATGCGCACATCTGGAAGAAGTGCTGCTCTGTTCCCCACACTTCTTTCTTGCTGTGCATCTGCTTTCTGACGTACTTTCTTGCGCTTTCAATCTGATGTTTGGCCTTGACTGCTTCACGATACAAAGCGTGATTAATCATCTGCTGTTGCTTATACATAGCCGCTTCTTCCAAAAGGCCAGCTTTCGCAGCCTTGTTTGCATTAGCCGCCGCTCTGCGTTCTGCCATAGCAAATCTTCTCGGCTTCATAACCTCACCTGCTGGCAAAGTCTGAATATAGCGTTTAGCAAAATTATCTGCGTTCTGCTTACGCACTTTAGCAATATTCTCACGCTCTTTTTGCTTAATATCCTTGTCGCTTATTTCATTGAGTGCTTCATCAATAAGCTGTTGTTCAAGTGCCACCACTTCGCCGCTCTCGTCATTATAGAGTGCTTCCCTTGCCGCTTCTCTTGCCTGCTCACGCTCCTGCATGAAGTCGGGGAATCTGCGGTTCACAGCCTTGTCAATCTCTTGACGTACCATAGCTCTTTCGCTCGGTGAAGTCAAAATATCCTGCGCCATAGCATCGCCACTGTCATAGCCCAAACTGTCAGCCACCCAGTCAAACAGTTCTCTCTGCTCGTTAGACAAGGCACGCTTTTTGCTCATCTCCACAAGGTCGACTTTATCCGGATTAGTTTCAAGCTCGTGCTTCAAGGCTTTAAGCTCGTTAAGCTCTGTAAGCTGCTCACCCTCTACCAAAGTTTCAGCAATCTCTTTCAAGCCTTCTTCGCTTTTGAGTTTTGCCCTGTCACCGCCATTACGAATGTAGTTTCTCGCCCAGTTATCCTGCACGTCGCTACCCTCATTCTCATTGACGGTATAACCTTCGACAATCTCTCTTGCCATTTCATAGCCGCTGGCATAGCCGTTTTCCTCTGCTATCTGGTCAAAGAGTTCTTTTTGCTCCTGCGATAATTGGTTGCGCTTACTTTCTTTTACCAGGTCGACACCTTCGGGGTCTGTTTCAAGTCTATGCTTCAACGCTTGCAGTCTGTCCAGTTCATCTACAATATGCTTAAAGTCTGCCTTGATTTCGGCATCGCCATAATCTAAACCAGTGCTACGCAAATCGTAGTAGTCCGCTATATCTTCGCCCCTTGCAATCTTTTCGGCAATTTTCCTTCGTCCTTTTTTACTGGTCAAGTCGCTTACGCTGCCGCCGTAGTCATGAACGTATCTTGATACCCAGTTGACATTACGAATACTGTCACCTGCTTCATGGAATACAAGGCCTTCAATATCCGCTTGCTCTAAAGCTCGCTTAGTCCAATGACGTTTTCCGTCCTTGCCTATCTCACCAAAATCAACCAAGACTGCGCTCTGGTCCGGTATGCCTGCAAAATCGTTTGCATACTTGCCTTCTGTTCTATTGGTTGCGGCGAAGTAGCCCCACTTGCCATTGATAAAAAACGCACGTTCACTCTTGACTGTATCTTGATATTCCGCAAGCTCGCTTTCTATTCTGTCAGCAATAGGATTTAAAATATCATCAATAGTTCTGTTTGTGTCTTTTAATAATTCGTTATAGTTTATGCGCTCGTTGCCATAAATGTATTTTCTTGCAAGCCTACGCGGATTAGCTTCGATTGTTTCCCATTCGTTGATTTTCTGCTTGAAGTTAGCATGAGCCATGCCGTGCTCATCAACAACGAATGTAGGATTGGTTACTGTTTTTTGTCTTGACTTGCTGAACATAGCAACGAGCATGTCTTCAGCGTTTGCAATACGCTCTTTAGAAAGTGTGCCGTATGTGTCGACTTCTGCTTGCAGATACTCAACTATCGGATTGAGTATATCGTCAATGCTGGCATTGGTATCGTTCAGCATATCATTATAGTTTGGCAGTATGCTTCCTAAAACGTGCCTGTACTTTCTTGCTATAATTGCAGGATTGGCAAGCTTTGATTCTTGCCCAAATTCCTGCCCGACTTGCACTCTTGCACGATTGACAAGTTCTTGCGCTACTGCCTGCTCAATCTGCGGCCGTATTTCTTCGATGAAAGCAGCCTTTTCAGCTCTGCGCTTTGCGCTGAAATCAGCCATTGCGCGTCTTGTCAGAATATCCACGGCCTTGTCTTTAGCCTTCAAGATTTTATCCTGCAAGGTCTTTTTATTTTGGTCTGATAACTTGGATGTTATATTCTCCGGCAAGCCGCCGAATATGCCCTCCATGCGCGCCATAACTTCAATTTCTTCACGGCACGCCAACATTCTGTCGAATACCTGCCGTACTTCCGGCGTTAATTCTGCCGCATTTTCGCTTCTTGCTATCTTACTATAAATAGCTGATAACCAATTAGCGAATCTCTGGAACACTCCACGCAGGCCGACAGAGGGCGCTTTGCCTTCCATGATGTAGGTTTCAAATGCTTCTGCCAGCTTTTCATGCCCGGCTCTCTTTGCTTCAACATCGCCGCTTGCCCATGTGTCAGCGTCAATGCCTGCGTACTCCATGAGCTTTTTTGCATCAGCATTTAGTCTTGCGTTGCTGGGGTCTGCCAGTGCTTCGTTAATCATGGTTTCCACAAAATAGTGTCCTGTTTCATGGATAACTGTACTTGCATCCGCGCCCTTGAAAAGAGTGATAATATAAGAACCATCTTCCGCCGGGGAAAACATACCTTTATCTTTCAGTGTACCATTGACAATTTTTTGTTGCTTGTAATTATCTGCTTTTTGTGATACACTATCAGCAAAAGAGGACGTTTTGTTTGAGATACTGGGCTGAGCCTTGAATTGCTCGGAACCCGAGGGCTTGAACGCGTCCTCTATTTTTTTATACTCACTTTCGTTAAAAACATTATGATTATAATATGATAATGATTTATCATTATGTTCTCTTACTGTAACAACTACATAACGTTTTTCACCATTAACATTCAGTGCAGAATGAATATAATAAAAATTCTCGTCTGAATGTTTTTCTTTTTGCGGCGCAGATTCTGTAACGAAATTACCATTCTCCATAATTTCACGTAAATAGCGCAATGCAAAAAGTTTTTCTTTTTTAGCGGAAGTGTGTTCCATTTTCTTTCTGCCACTTGTGCCAAATTTAATATTATTTTCTTGATACCCTTTATCTATTCTAATATCACCCAATACACTATTATGAACGCTCGTGCCTTGCAAGTTGTCCCTATACCATGCAAAAGCCTTTTTCTGCAAGCTCTTCAAATCTGAATAGTGTCCCATCTCATTTCCGGTAATATTAGTAGTATAGAATTGCTCTTTTTTAAGCACTCCTCCCTTGCTAAACCAGCCATTCTTTTGTTTAGCTTTGCCGCCATCTTCAAAGCGCAGTTTATTCTTTTGCAGCCACGCAGCAGGATTTTCGGAGTCTGCAATAAGTGCGCGGCTCTCCAGCACTAAGCGCAAATTGCCGGCATGAGATTTATTCATACCTGCTTTAGTAGCACTGCCAACAATAGCGTCAAGTTCTGTGTCAAGCTCCGCGCTTGCCTGCCTGGTTAAGTTATAGCCTTCTCGCAGTTCTTTGCGTGTCTTTGCGCCGCCGTCCGACAATTCGCCGTTGCTGTCAAAGTACATATTGTCTTTCGTAGTTTCAAACAGCGCATTATCTTTAGCCATTGCCGCCGTAAACTTGCCGCGACTAATGTCTATATCCTGCCCAAGTTCTGCAGCCGCCTCTACTTCTTCTTCGGTAATTCCTAATTCCTCAAAAAGTTTGTTGTTACTGCTGGTCTGCTTGTAGCCTTCCAAGTCCTGTGCAGATACTGTTACTGTATCGTCCTCAAAGTTAGGATTATTCGCTTCGATTGTAGCCGCCGCACGTTCCGGGTTAATGCCTGTTTCTTTGATTCGTTCAGCGTCCGCTACTAACTTTGCCTTGCGCTCTTCGTTGGCTTTCAAAGCGACGTGCTCAACAACGCTGTCAACTGCAACCTTTGCACCGCTTGCAGTACCACCAAGGATAGCACCGATAAGGCCACTATATCCCGCTTCCTTCAAGTTCTGCTGCCAGTTCTCGCCCCACTTCTCCGCAAGTTTGGCAGTGCTTGCGCCGGGGTTCTTTGCCCATAAGTCTGTAGCTTGCTCCGGGAATTCCTGCAATGCTTCGGTAACACCTTCTTCAAGGCCACGTTTGGTAACTTCCCATATCTTAGCTTTCAGTCCGCTGCCGGCAGGCATCTTTTTAAGCAGTCTGCCAAGCGGCAGTTCTTCTAATACTGCCTGCGGGATTGCATTCATCAAGCCTGCCTCCGCTGCTCTGGTTGCGCTTACGCCCTCTTTTCGCAGTCGCAGGTATTGTTCGCCGCTGATGTTTGCACCATTGTAAAGCATACTGATAGCGTGTACAGTTTTTGCACCTGCACCGGCAGCGCCTACGCCTTTAGTCAGCGCAAGCTGCGCTAAAAGCTGAATACCGTTTTCCGCCAAATCATAACCAAGTTGCCCGGCTGCCGTATCAGCCTTAACTTCTTCACGCTTCAAAATCTCGTCGGTGACATAGCCTAAAGCCTTGCTGATGTTCTCTGATTGGTCATACTCTTTGACAACATTCTTGTCACCCTTATGCGCTTCAATATTAGAATCAATCGCCGCTTTAGCAGCACCGAATAAGCCACGCACAGAACCTTTAAGGCCGTTCATTACGGCAGTGCCTATGCCCGGCTTATCGTCGTTGATAATACTGCTAGTATCAATCGTCGGTGAGCTATTGCTTTTTACTGCCTGCGAAAACTTGTTGTATTCATCGTCACTCATTTTTTGCAGGTCATAATAGCCTAAAGTTTCGGCAGGAGTTAAATTGCTGTCTGCACCAGTCGCATAACCGCCATTATACCAATCCTGTTTTTCGTTTCGCAGTCTTTGAAATTCTTTTTCGTTATCTTCCCAGCTCATTTAATAATCTCCGTTCATAACCTCATCAAGATAGCCGCCGTTGACATTGCCGTCGCTGCCGTCAAAGTATGTGACGTGATACCAATCGTCAGCAATTTTTTCAACTCTGGCTATACCTGCTTTTGCTAACAGTGCATCATTACCGCTAAAAGTCTTTGTGCTATCCCACAAAAAGCCCGGTTTTGTTACGTAAGTACCAAAAGTCCGTGTAGTTATAGCTTGCTTCATAGCGTCAACTAATACTGATTCATCCGGGTTCATGCCGTTGTGTTCAGCGCGGTACGTGCGTACCCACTGTTTGCCGTATATCTTTAGACCTTGTTTTACTTTATCGTTAGAAGAACTACCCATTGCGTACCTGCAAAGGCCGTCCCAATCATAAGCATATTCGCCTGCGCCACTCAACCAATTATCATAAGACTTATCTAATGAGTTCATATCAGAATTAGTTGCGCCGTGGCTTCTTGCGAAAGCTAAAAATTCTGCTTTAGATTTAAACCTGCCTGCTTCAAGCATAGAAATTACTGCTTCTTTGCCATCGCTGCCAAGTTTTGCTATGCCTTCACGGCCGCCGCTACCGCTACTTCCGCTTCTGCCTTGCGGTCCGTATATTGCCGTTACCGCATTACGATATGTTACGTACTTGTCGGGGTCACTGCCTGCCTGGTTAGTAGCCCACGCCATAGCATCACTATAGCTTGTGCCATTATTAAACATACTAAATAATTCACTCTTTATTCCTTCAAAAAGTTTGTTCTTTTTGTAAGTTTCTATTCTGTCATGGTCTGCCTTAATAGTGCGGTACTGCTTCATAATGCGGTCTTGCTCATCCTGGCTCATGTTGTGAGTGCTGTGCACGTTTCCTGCCCTATTGGTAACACTCTCTGCGTATTCTTTGATACTAGGCTCATTCCCATGCTGCGGTGTGTCCCAAGTATTCCCCCATACATCCGTTGTTTTACCGCTCACCCAGCGTTGTGCATTAGTTTCTCCGCTATACCATGCTACCGCTGCACCTGCTGCACCGTATTTATCATAGTATTGTTTTAACTTAAAGCGTGCGACAATCTCTTGATTTTCCGGTGTCATTTCCGCACCTGCTGGCAAGCCGGCTTCTTGACTCCAGCTAGGCCAGTTACTAGGCAAAATCTGATATTTGCCGCTTGCGCCTGTACGGCCATTCTTGGCGTTATAATTGCCGCCGCTCTCTTGAATACCGAAAGAAGTTAGCAAATTCTCAAAATCATTACCGCTTTCGCCGCCGCTAAATCCTTTCATGCCTTCAAGTTCTTTGCGTACCGCTTCTTCATTGTCGCCATATTTAGCATACAAGTCTTTAGCAGTATTTCTTTCAAAAGCGCTGCTCTCTTTATCGTATGCCACCTTCTCAAAAGCAGCTCGCTGATTGGCAGTCAGATAACTACCGTACTTATCCATGATGTTACGCATAGTGCCATAATCTTCGTTGGTGATGCTTGCACCGACGGCACTTGCTACCACCTGCCCAATGTTGGCTCTGCTCTTAGATTCGATAAACTCTGCGCCACGCTTGCCATATATAGCACTTGTCAGCAACTGTGTACGAATAATTTCATCTTGCAGCGCCTGCGGGTTGTTCCAGTTCTTCTGTACAAACTCGCAGGAGTTCTGAATATTATTGTCATAGCGCAAATCAGTGACTGCTTCTTTTTGCTTCTGCTCGTATTGGTCGACAGTCTGGAAGCCTTGCTGTGCGCTCTGATACATTAAATGGTCTAATGCAAGCTGGTTCTTTTGGCTGTGCAATTTGGTATTACTTAATACATCCTGCCTTGCTTTATTTATCTGCTCTGTGTAGCTTGCGCCTGCACCGGCAGTGCCTTCTAACTTTGTATTCATAAGGCCGCTTTCATCGTTGTACATGATGTTATAACGGCTCTTATTAAATATATCCATAGCATTAAGAATGGACTGTTTGTCCTCATCTTCCTGCTGTGCTTCTACTGCTACCGCCCATTTGTTGGCGGCACCGGCAATAGCGGCAAGTCCTTTGCCGCCGCTGCCATAAGCGTTAAGGTCACTCGATATCTTGACAGTCGCACCGCCACCGGTGCCTAAATTGACGCTGCCTTGATAACCTGCAATCTTCATACTGCACCTCCCTTACCAGTTCCATTTAGTAAAGCCTGTATTATCCATGAACGGGTTATTCTTCTTTGCCTGGTTGTAAAGATTGAAGCCGTTCATATTGCTAGCAGGAAGATTGAAATCACTGTTAGCATCGTACCATTCATCACCGCTTACTGTAGTTGTTCCCTTGCTGCCGCCAATCATACCTTTAGAGTAAGCGTTCGCCGCCGCACCTACAAGCGTACTAAACATCTGCATTTTGCCGTTGGCTTTAGCGTTCTTCGCCGCCGCATTATATGCGCTTGCCTGGTTGCGATAATTAACCTCGTTTACATAAGTGCTCCACGCATCATTACGCTGATTTTGCAACAGATTCATACTGTCTTTTTTGTAAGCGTCCTCGCTGCTTGAAAGAATATCAGCAACACTGCCGCTGTCGGTTAGACCGCTGCTGCCGGCCGCCGCCAGCGCCTGCCCTCTTGCAAGCCTCATTCTATCGTTAAGCTGGCTCTGCTTCTGCGCATATGCTTCTGCCTGCTGCTCACGTTGGCGGCTCATAATAGCCGCGTTCTGCTGCGCAGCCTGCGCCTGCGCTTTATATGCCTGCTCCTGCTGTTTGGCCTGCTGATGTTGGCCACTTAACTGCATGACAGTTTGCAGGCCCATTAAGATTCCAAGTGTACCCATTACGCTCACTCCTCTCTATATGGAATATAAAACTGATAAAATTTCTTGCCGTCCCAACCTGTTTTAGGCTCTACCAAAAATACCGCTCCCAAGTGTCTTAAATAGTTAATGCTAGTGCGGTTCTTCTCGTAGACGATATTGTGCAGCAGTCCATGCTTGCGTACCCATTCATTCAGCACTCTTTTCGCTTCCTTGAAAAGCAGGCTCTTTGTGTAACCATTGTAAAGTTCGTTCGTGCCTACCATCCAGATTCCGCGCCCTGGCGCGCCCCATTCCATAGTTCCCTTGCCGAATATCGCAAGCAGTTTTCCGTCCTCACCACGGTACACCCTTGTTTCTTCGTCAAGCTTGATACTGCCAATAAGCACAAATACCGGGTCACTGCTTGCTTCCAAATCTTCCTTATCATGCGGCCGTATATCCTGCATAAGTTCTTCAATCAACGGCACAACATTTTCTTTTGACTTATTATCAAGTATTTCAACTGTCCACTTCTTAGCCACCGAAAGACACCTCCCGCACTACCGCCAGCAAGTTAAAAGGATATGGCTCATCCGTAACGATAATCACTCTGCCTTCGTTATTAAAGCCGCCAATAGGCAAAGTCATATGCTTGTCGCCGGTAAATAATTTAATATCGCTCACTGCGTTCTGCTCATCAAAGTTCATCAAGTCCATAGTATTTATATCCGGCCCGACCATGCCGCCAAGAGAATTACTTAAACGCAGGATGCAATTACTAATCTGCTTTTTGCGTCCTTGCATAGTGCCGTCACCCGTCTTAATTTCGACGTTTGGCAGTTCCACGATACTTCTATAGGGCAATCCAATAAAAGCGTGTTGCACGGCCGCCGGGAGCGTCACAGTGCCGTCCTGGATTACTGTCAGTCCGCTATACATTCTTCCGTCACCGATAACAGTAACTTTTTCACCTGCCAGCTCTGCTGCATCAATCTCCGTTTCCCCACTGCTCTTTTCAGCAGCGCTATACTCAATAGCATTATCAAGCATAATATAATCGTCGGGATTATTACTCTTTGCAGGATTCTTTGCCAGATACTCAATATTGCGTACCGTCACGCCGTTTATCTCTCGTTTCACTACAAGATAAATAATATCCTCGTCGCCTTCCTGCACTGCCGCCACAGCTTCAATCTTGCCTTGCGTTTCTATCGTCGACCAGGCATATACTTTCTGTTCCATGATGTAGGATAAGCAAGCCATAGTTCCGTCACTTCTCACAAAGTATATAGTGCTGTCGGGTTCCTGCTTATACGCGCTGTCGACAATCTGCACATTCTCTATGATATGCTTTGCCAGCAAGGTTAAGTCATTGCCGCCGTAGCTGTCTGTTTCATAGCTATATGCCATATCCCTTACAGTGCTTCCACGGCCTTGTACAAACACGATTCTGCCGCCAATCATCAGCGGCTCAACAGTGCTGCATCCGCGTGTAGTCTGCATTTTCGGTACGGCCTTAGATGGGGTTACAGTATCGCTGCCGCTTACTGTCCATTCGTTGCCAGCGGTCAAGACAATTAAATCGGTGCTTGCTATCAAATGCAAAATCTTAAACTGCTTGCGGCTCACGAACGCAAGTGCTACTGCGCTATCGTCGGTAACAGTGCCGCTGGCTTTCTCTACACTGAAATTGCCGTAGTCACCGGTCCTGCTCATCCACACCATATAAGGCTGCTTCTTTGTACCGCCAAAACATAATCTGTCCTGGAAAAAACAAAGTGTTTGCGGGTAGCCGAATTCTTCACTCCATGCGCCCCATAAGAAATTAGTTGTCATATCCGTTGAGCCAAGTTCTTTTTCAACATGGGCTTTAGCTGTACTGTCGCTAGTGATTTCAGTGAGTTTTACAACACCTTCCGCATTGTAGGCCATTGCTGTTAAATCAACAGTGCAAGTACCACTACTGATAGTGCATACCGCTCTTAAAAATACCGGCTCTGTTACACTACCGCTTTCTGACGGGTTGTAATCGTCTTTAGATGTATATTTTCTGTATTCCCTCCAGCTTTCGCCATCGTCGCTTTTTTCTATAGCAAAACTGCCGCTCCAGGTTCCGTGACTGATAACCTTCCAATTTTCGCCTACGCGTACTCTTTCCGTAGTACCGTTGCTGGTTGATACAGTCTTACTTGCAATCTCTTGTTTAAGTTTGATATACGCGCCCGGCTTGCTGCTAGTAAAAATATTCTTGTTGCTCGTCAAGGTAATATCGCCTGTTGTTCCTGAAGGTGTCAATTCTTTATTGCCGGTATATAAAATCTTTACCCAACCATTAGCGCCTGCTTTACCACTCACACCGCCCTTTCTTGTACCGCCTGCACCACCTGCCGCACCGCCACCTTCGCCGTATGTTATGCCCTGCGTGCCAGCATTAGAATAATAACCATCCTTACCATACCTGCGACTGGCAGCACCACCTGCTCCGCCGCCTCTGCCTGTTAGTCCACACGCCGTACTGTCTGCGCCTTTAGTGCCGCTAGTAGCTGTTGTATCTTCGTAGTTGCCTGCACTATAAGCATAAGCACCACCGCTGCCACCGCCGCCGACTGTAATCGTGTAACTTGTGCCTTTGGTCAGCGTTAGAGTTTTTATAATGCGTTCACCACTGCCGCCGTCGCCACCTTTGGCGGCATAATTATAAACTTGGTGTTCTCCGTGCCTTTTCCATGTAACGGCACCACCGCCACCGCCGCCTGCACCGGCTATATCAATCTGATATTCACCGGTTACAGTCGGCTGAAATTGATAAGTGCCAGGCACTGTATAGCTTATGCCGCTATAATTTTCAAGTGAGGTTGATTCGTCGAAATACATATCCGTAATTTCAAAATCAGCAAACCGCCAGTCAGTGTCTGAATATCTTGCAAGCTGTTTTACGGGGTATTTGCCGCTGGCGATAAACATAGTATCTGCGCTTTGAACAAATCTCAAATCTTGCAGCATATCTGCCGTGTACGGTGTCATAACTTCTATGTTTATATAAAGTCCATTCTTATGCACTCTTATATATTTCTCGCCAATCTCCAAAAGATAGTCGGTGCTGTCTGCGCCGTTGAACGGTACCAGGATGCACGCTTTATCGCTATATTTTGTTCGTGCCATATACTTCATACCTGGTCTGCGATAAATAGGACCGTGCGGCTTGATAAGGCAGTTATAGGCTTGCAGTACCGCAAGCTGGTACTTATCCAAATCGACGCGGTTGGCAACTTCGGCGCTGATTTCGCCGCCGGTAAACGCAGGCTGCAATAAATAATAAGGTGTTAACCCACTAGCCATAATTACGCCCTCCCGTCAAAGTATTTACTCGGGTAATCCGGCAATTCTTTCTTTTCGCTTGCCGTGGTATACTTCGCTTTCTGCAGCGCCGCCATTGCAAGCTGATACTGCGCCTGCTGCAAGCCGCTGTTGCCGGTCAGTTGTACGCAGATATTAAACGCCAGCATATGAGTAAATGCGCTCAAAAAATCACTTGAAAACATTTCCACGTCGTCAACATCATAGGTATATTCAAGCCACGCAGCAGGAATGTTGCACCCTATACCAAGCACGTTGTCACTTGCCATATATAAGTCCCACTCTTCCTGCTGTTGCTCGCCTGCCCTTATCATTGCGCCGGTGTCAGCGTCAAATATCTTGCGCACAGCAAGGCACTTTTCGGGGTAGGCGTAAACGTGGGACCAGTACGGAGATTCGATACTAAGTTCTGCAAGCTTGCTCACGCGCTTTGCAAATCCCCAAGTGTAGCTTCTTAATAACTCTTTGCGGGTAGGCTCATAAAACAGTTTGCACTGTCTGGCCAACTCCGACTGCTCATCTATATTGCTTATACGCCCTTTGGCGATATGAGCCAGCGCCATATTACATACATCGGTAATGTTAAGCATTTTAACTATTCCTCCTTGATTATTAAAAAAGGGAAGAGCTTATCGCCCTCCCCTTAAAGTACTAAATCAGCCCGGCCAGTTCGGAACAGTTTCAGTCAAGCCAGCAGTCAGTTTGCCGCCGCTTGCGCCGGTAACAGTCAGTCTGGAAAAAGCCTTCATGCCATACGGCAATTTAGCCGCAACTAAAATGCCCTTCTTGCTGGCAGCAAGGGTATAAGTCGCAACAACGGTTTTAGTGTCGAAGCTTTCACTGTCGGAAGTTTCCAGCGCCGCAGTGATAGTGCCGCTAGTAGCTAAGGCGGTAGGCGCAGTGATAACAAGAAACAACGGGTCGGCCGCATCACCGCCGCCAACGTTCGCAATTACATTGCTGGTCAAGGAATTATCCATGTACATATTTTGCTGGTCAAAAATCATTGTTATTCACTCCTTCCGGTTATTGTACTGCCGCTTCGGTTTCGCTTTGGCAGTCAAGTTTCTTAATCTGAATACCTGCAAGGTACAGTTTAGGCGGCGCGTCCATAAAGTCCTGGCGGGTAACATGAACATTGTTCTTGTTGTTCAGATAGCACTCCAGCCAAGAGTATACGCCGTCAGATACATACGCAACCGGCGCTTTCGGGTCTTGCAGACGGTTCTTTGCGAAGATGAATTTGTTCATCAGTTCACGTTGCGCACTGTCAGTCAAAGAGTTAAGCTTTTGGACATCAATGTTGCACACGCGCACAATAGAACGAACATTTTGTACCGCCAAGCCACACTTCCAAGAGTACAAGGTCTGCAATGCACGGAACGGCTTGTTGTTCTCGTCGTACACATCACTTTCGCCTAAGTCCTCAGTCTTCAAGCCTGCCTGGGTGCCTTTAGGATATACACCCATTACACGGCGGTCGCCCCAGTCTACGAAGTAGATAGAAGCATTAGTGTTAGTGCCAGGAGTACCAGCAGAAATCACCTGGTGTCCTGGAGTACCTTTGCCGCCGTCGGTCAAAGTATTGTAGCGTACCGCAATACCATTGAAAGTGTCCGGGTCTTCATCTAAGTTGCCGTACAAAAATTGACGTGCGACGTATTGGCCCATGCCTTCTACGTGTGCATCATCCTCTGCCATACGGAAAGCCTGCGGATTCGGTTTGCCGGAAAGCAATTCAACGTCCACGCAGGAACGGTCCTCCAAGTGCATACATACATCAATGCGCTGCTTTACAGTGCCTTTAGTCGGAGAAGTACCGCGGTTAATACGACGGATAGATGGAGAAGGCAGGCTGGCACGAATAGTAGTTTTAGTACCAATCGGCAAATCGCCTTCCATCCACCGAATATCTTCCATAATAGGATTGGATTCGTTAAGCACTTCCATAACGCGGTCAATAGCGCCTTGCGGAGTTAAATACTTTCGTAAGTCACTCATAGTTTGGGAGTAACCAATAGTAGCCATAGTTTCATCATCCTTCCTGTTTTTTCAATTAAAAGTTAATAAATTATTTGTACCTGTTCCAGTCGGTTTTCGGGTACATGTTTGCTGCAATGCCTTGCGCAGCGTTTAAGCCTTGTGCGCCGTTTTGTGCAGCCAAGCCAGGGTCCTCGCCAAGCAGTTCACCAAGTTTTGCAAATGCTCTCACGATAGCAATTTGATTGCCTGCGCCAGTAATTTCTAACGCTTCACGCACGTTCAAGCCCGGATACATTGCCTCCAATTTACGGCAGGCAGTATCGCAAAGGCCCTGTACTTTGCCCAAGTCTGCGCCCAGTGCCGTTTTAGCTTCGTCACCCCATTTAGCAATTTCTTGCGCACGGAGCTGTTCTACGCCTTGCACTACACGGCTTGCATACTCTGTGCCGTACTTTGCAAGTGCTCTTGCCTGGTCATTGCTAAGGTTCATGCCTTTAATGACATCTACAAAGCGTCCTTGCTCATCAGCACTAAGCTCATAGCCTTCCGGCATTTCTACTCCTGCAAAGTCATAATTCACTGTGCCGGGCTGCTGTTGTGTGCCTTGCCCATTACTTCCGTTCCCTGCAATAGTGCCGGAAGCACTTGTATTATTAGTTGCATTAGTAGTAGCCGGTTCTGTCTGCTGCTGTTGTGCCGCGGTATTGGGTTCAGCCTGTTGCTGTGCGCCTTCGCCGTTTACAACTGCATTTTCGCCGTTCTCGCCCATTAGTTATTCCTCCTTGTTGTTATCCACATATTCCACTGCCAGCTCTTGCAGCTTTAGTTGGAATTCTGCATACTCCATTTCAGCCTGCTGCTTTAGCTCTATGCCTTGCAGTCCAAGTGCTAAAATGCTTTTAATAATGCCTAAGCCTACGTCGCGGCGGCCTTCGTTATAGAAAGTCTTGCTGTTGCCGGTAAAGCACATAGAGTTTACTTTGGTTACGTCAAGCATACGCATCAAGAACCAGCGTCCGCTTTCACTCCCCAGCAGGTCAAGTAGGGCCTCTTTGTCCCTTCTTGCCTGCTCTCTTACCATGTACTCTGTCAGCAGTGCTTGCCTTCTATCCTCGCCGGTATTGGATTTATATTTAAACTGCTCGCTCATTATTCCCAACCTCCCGGCACGCCTAGCCAGCTTGTAATAGCTGGGTTGGAATCATTCGCCGCCGCAGTAAGATTTTTGGCCGCCTCTGCCGCAGGAGCCGCAGCCTGCGCCATTGCCAAGCCTTCCTGCATTTCCTGCTGCCGTTGCATTTCCTGCTGCTCTTGTTTGAGCATTTCTTGTACTTCTTCATCACTACGCAATGCCACTGCAGGCACGCCAAGCATTTCAAAGTATTTTGTAATAGCACCCAACGGGTTAATCTTCTTTGTAACTTCTGGCCATACTTGCGCCATTTGTCCGGTCTGTGCTATCGCCTGTTCGATATTCACAAGTCCGCTCATCTTCTGCGCCTGCGCCAGCGGTGAAATATAGTCCACTTCCACATCTTCCTCGCTCAAAAGGTCTTGCAGTTCTTCCGGTACCGGAGGGAAACCGCCACTTCTGTCGATGATGTTATATACACGTTGAAGAATCAGTGTTAAGAATTCATCCTGCAATCGCTCAACCACGGGGCCTAGCTGTTGCAGTTTTTCCTGCGTTCTCTCCATAACCTCCCTAGCAGTCATGCGGCTATTATCAAGGTTATCTAACATCAAGAACAAATCAGCACTGTATGCTCTCTTTATAGCATCCTCAACGCGAATAATTTCTTCCTGCGCGTCCTTCAAGTCAAGGTCAACCGCGAACAAAGGCTTAACCATATCTTGCGTCTGGTCATCTACGGCTGTTAGACCGCCAGGCATCAAGTTAATACCGCCGTTATTCATAAGGCTTGGGCTGCCTTGCATCGGCGGCTTTATCTTTAACTCTATTGCTGTGAGATAATCTTTTTTCAGCAGTTGCAGCATTTTACTGTCGCCTTCTGCAAACCACGCAGGACCTCTTGCGTATGCTTCATTGCCGCTGACAAGATAACGCGCTACCGGTACTGCTTCTTCTTCAAAGCCGCCAACATACAAGTATTCGTCGCTCTCTGATTTTTCCAACCAGTACACGCTTCTATACGGCATGTTCAGTCTGTCCATGTAGCCAGGCAGTTTATCGCTGTTAGGCTCTACCATCCAGCAGACTTTATACTTCTTAGTAAGATTGGTCTGATTGTCTAACAGTCCTTTCAGATTGTCGGGCAAAGCGTCTACGCCGAAGCAGTCTGCTAGCTGCTGCAAAGTCATATCGTACTTTCTTGCAAAAGTAGTTACCTTGCCGAAGCCGTCTGCTTCAAGTGCATAAGTACCGATTGTCATTGTCTGGAACCGCACGCCGTTTTCTGCGTCGTAGAATATAGCCATCGGGCACTGTCCAAAAGGCAATTCCAGATATACAGTATGGATGCTGTTATAGAAGTTGCTCTTTGCAAGCACGCTTGATACAATCTCTTGTCTTGTGTCAAGCACCTTCATAGCCTCAACATTCGTATTAAGTTCCGGCCGCCTGTATGCAAATCTGAACCACTGGCGGCTCGGCGGTGTAAGTCCGCTCATAACGCCAGCGGCAAATACCTGTGCCGCTCTCCACGCTACGCCATGCACAATCTTCAAGTCACGTCTGCGCGCGGGATTGGTCTTGTCTGCTGTATCGTCAAACTCGCCGACAAACGGAAGCTGATAATCTCTTATCTCTTTCCATCTGTCCACCCAATCTCGTCTGTCCTCATACATGCTTTTGAGCTTACGCACCAAACGTTGGCGGTCCGGCAAGTTCTTTTTCAGCGGCACCCCGTCACTAGGAAGTGTTCCCTGTGGCTTGCTCGCCGCTATCGTTTGAAAGTTCATAAGCTGTTACCTCTTAGCCTAAAGTATTACGGCCGCCCTCGCCGCCACTAGCAATAGTGCTTGTCTGCGTAGATGAAAAGCCTCTGCGTTTCTTCTTGTTACTGTCGCCGCCGGCCGCAACTTCGCTGCTTGTCGCAACGGTAGTCGGTGCCGGGTCCACCTTTTCAATAGTCGGCATGTTGCCGCCACCGAATAATTTTGCAATGCCACCCATTTTTAAATCGCCCCCATAATTGAATATTCTGTGTTGCACATCAGCACTTTAGGCTTTCTATCGTCAAACCCTAACTGCCTTAACGGAACCTTCCTTGCAAATGTTAGTGCCAGGCCGTCTGCAAGGTCCGGTGAACGCCCTAGCTTTTCTTTTATCTCCTCTTTAGGCGTTAGTATTAAACGCCCATTCTTAGAGTACTTATAGTGAATGACTGCAAGCTCTTCTCTTAGTCCAGGTTCATCCGGCAAAGCTCCGCCATCTTCTATCCAGTCTTTCAGCTTGAAATACATCTCTGCTCTGATATTCTCATAACGCTTATTCTCTATCGCCGCGCCTTGAAATGGTATCTCTCGCAAAGCTGTGTACCCCATCTGCCTCAACCTGTCGACTACGCCAGCACCCATGTTGCCAACGTCTATAAAGGTCATATCTGCCTTATTTTCATCCATTGCCAAAGCAATATAATCTGCCGTCTGCATCGTGTTCAGCTTCTTATAGATTCTCGGCTTAGCATATGCCATTAAACCCTTACGCCGCCATATGCACGTTCTGTCATCGCCGAAGCGCGCTATATCAGCGCCTTGCACCAGCGGCATATCATAGGGAACATCCTTTTCTGTCAGCTCTCTACTGAAAGCCTTATCTAGTTCCTCCAGGCTGAAAAGCTCGTTGATTGCCGATACGCTAAAGTCACACAAATACTCTTGTCTGAATTCTACCTCCGGCATATCCTCTTTCAGTTCTTCTATGCTCTTTGCGTCTAAGATGCCGCTATCGTACACGTTCGACAAATACGCAAAGTAACGCTTATTCGTCTTGGCCTTCTTGTACATCTCATAGAAGTTGTTCTGCCCCTTGGGTGTACCGATGAAATAGCAATAGCCTTTTCTGTCGCCGTTCTCTATCGCAGGTCGGATTATCTGCGTCCACATCTCCGGCTTCATATCCGAATACTCGTCAAGTATTACGCCGTCCCAATATGTACCACGCAATGCGTCGGGATTGTTTGCACCAACGATATATATCCTCGCACCCTGTGCCCCAGGTACTTTACTAGGGAATTCAACATACTTTTTAGTTTCGTTCACCTTAATGCCTTCTATGACGCTTGTGTAATACTTCAATGGGCCCCATGCAATAATTTCCATCTGTGCACTGAACGGACCTACCAAAGCATACTGCGGGCTGATTAAGTCACTCTGCAAAGCATCCCTTATAAGGTGATTCACCATTCCGATGGTCTTACCAAAGCGGCGGTGTGCTACGATTACTGCAAAGCGGTGTCTGCTTAATTCCTTATGCAGCACCTTCGCCCATGCAGGTCGTGGAGTATATGGTATCTGTATTATGTTTTCCATGTTTACCCCCCTTGAAAAAATCGTTTTGGTAATTTTTGGTATTTACCTCCCCCGGCGGCCGCGAAATTTTTGGGCCCCACCCCCACTCAATGTCAGAGGAAAAGGAAGAAATCAAAATCAACTTTTGCGAAAAGCCAGGGAAATCACCAACGCCAGCGCCGCCAAACAACCAATCAGAACCCACGCCAAACAAAAATAAAAACGCGGTAGGCCTGCCGCATGAGCCACGCAGAAACGGCCGCCAACATCTGCCAGGCGAACGCCTGCCGCTAACATCATCAGCCAGGCCGTCAACATCTGGAACCGCCAGCTAATCAGCAGCAGCAGGATAATATTTTACGTCCGATAATAAAGATTATGTTAAAAGCTCTATCTATGTTTATGTTTTAGTAGCATCCTCTGAACAATCGTTTACTACTATTGCGTCATCTGCTGCGCCCCAATGATACACAGCCGGGCCCTTGTTGGCGTGCGTCTGCTTGTCAAACGCGCCAATACTATCAGCGTACATTTTGGAGGCGGCTAGTCTATCCTTGTTGCTGGCCTTGGCGTCAGTCATGATTTTTAACCAATAGGCCTGCAGGTCCTGCACAGCCAGGACGGCTACAGCCGCGCCCTGCTGCTTTAGCAGCGCCGCACATTCTTCCAGCGTCTGCGGCTGGGTGGCTATTGCCGGAGGTCTGCCTCTTGTTGGTGTATTTGTATTACTTAATAAACTTTTAATCTTAAACATCATATCACACTTTTGTTACAACACCTATATAATATATTATTAATATCAATCACAACAGATTTTGTAAACATCAATAATATAAATACAATCAATAATCTTTATTTGCAAGAATCCAACAATAAAAAAAGATTGACAAATAAAAACTGTCAATCATCAATAAAATTATATTAATTATCTTGTTTTGAATTATATACCCTAAAAAATGCTATTAAGTCAATGATACATTATTATATTTTTGTGAACGCTGTCAATCTATTATAAATATTGCTGAATAAAGAAGAACGGCCGCCGCTGAACATCTGCCAGCGTGCGGCCGTTGCTATCCTCTTATTATAATGCTGTTTTAGCCCTGCGTATCATCTGCGGGGCTGCTGCCGTCATCTGCTGGCGGCGCTGGAAACGTCAGAACGGCGCGCCCTGCGTCATCTACAAACGCCAGGCGAACGCCGCAGGTCTGCGCCAGCTTAACCAAATCATTAATAGCCCAGCTGTTACGGCTCAATTTGTTCCGCACGGCGGGGACCGTCATCCCCAGGCCGTCAGCCAATGCCTGCGAACTCATGCAGCGCATAGCAATTAGCCCCTTGATTATAGCTTTACTGTTATCCATGTTTTACACCTCCATTATCTGTTGTCTACATTATACCGCATAGCGGTGTGATTGTCACCAAAAAAAATAAAAAATAATCAAAAAAGGTATTGACAAGCATAATCAACGACATTATAATATAACTGTAATCAAGATACAGATACCGAATAACGGTATACATTCAAGGAGGAACAAAAAATGACTAAACGCATGGAACAAACTCAAAACGCTAAAATGGTTCAGCTGGCGCTTTTCCGCGAATACGGCTTTCAGCCGAGTTTAAAAGACATTAAAATTTTGAATACCCGCGACTTTGACGAATTCCCGGGGCACGTCGAAGCACTCTACACGGTAATCAAAGGCCATTTCTACAATGTTTTTTTTGATGTTACCGGTGAAGCAACCGTTTACAAATATTAAGGAGGACGAAAAAATGAAAATTAAAAATCTGCGTATCAAGCAACTTATGAAAGTTGCTAAGCTCATGAACCGCTACCCGGCATTAAGCGAGGCACAGCAGGAAGTCTATCAATACGCAACCAACATCGTATATCTGATTTTTTAAAGCTGACGGCGGCCCCGCTGGGGCCGTAAAGCTGCCAGGCAGAAGGTCCGAAGCCCTAGCCAACAGCCGAAAGGAGAGAATAAGAAAATGACTTTTGAAAAGTATAACGCTAACCCCGAAAATAAAAACATTGGTGATTGCTCAATTCGCGCAATCTGCACGGCAACCCCGTTAACCTACCAGCAGGCTAAAAAGCTGCTGGAAACAAAGGTATTTGAAAGCGGCGCTGCATGGAACACCGTGAAGAACATCACCGCCGCCCTGGCTGACCTGGGAATTGAAGTTAAAGCCGCCAGCCGCGAAACAGTCAACAGCTTTACAAAGCATTGCGACACCGGCGCCAGCTACGTTGTTTTTGTAGCAAAGCACGCCGTAGCCGTTGTTAACGGCGTTATCTATGATACATGGGACAGCAGCCGTCGTTTTGTAAAATTAGTTGCCAAAGTCAGCCGCGAGAAATTCGCCGAATTGAAAGCCAAATACAACCCGGAACCTAAAAAGGAGGAAAAGAAAATGGACTGGAAAAAGATTTTTGCCGCTTGCGAAACAATCGAGGAACTGAAAAAGGCGTTTAAAAAAGCCTGCATGAGCTGCCACCCCGACAAGGGAGGCACGGCCGCCGAATTTAAGGCAATGAGTGCAGCGCACGACAAGCGCGCCGCCGAACTTGCCGAAAGCGAAAGCCGCCAGGAGTGGCAGCGCAACAAGAAAGCCGACGGCACTTATAAAACAGCCGCCGAAATCCTGGCCGAACAAGCGGAATTCGCCGAAATTCTGGCCGTGCTCATGGGCTTGAAAGGCCTTGAAATCGAGATATGCGGTAATTGGTTATGGATTGGCGGCGAAACGAAAGCCGCCAAGGACGTTTTGAAGGAAGCGGGCTGCAGATGGGCCAGCAAGAAAAAATTATGGTATTGGCACGCCGGGGAATGGGTGAAGAAGGTCCGCCGCACGTTGAGCATGGACCAAATCCGCGACCTGCACGGCAGCGAGTTTTTAAAGTACCGCCCGGAAACGCCCTTGTTACAATAAGCCGAAACGCCGCCAGCGCGGCGGCGTATATCGGGGACTGGCCGCCCCGGTACTGATGAGGCAGGCCAAAAAATGAACCTTGAAAATTTAAAAGGGAGGACATAAACAATGAATAAAGCCGAATTATTAGCGAAAGCTATAGAAACGAGCCTGGCAGCGGTAGAACCGCGCCGCGCGTTATGCTGGCGTTTATGCCGCGAACACGTGGCACGTATTACACCGGCGCAGACCGTGGCCGACCTGGCCAACCATTTCGCCGCCGAATTTTTCGCGGCAGAAGCGGTAAACGCAGAAGCGCAGGCCGTTTGTCGCTGCTATATCGCATATACCGATATTTTCAAGGCGGAAACGCGCGAGAAAAGCGCACGGCTGCAGCCTATCCGCGACGCCGTCCGCGCCGCCGGCTACTCTGTCACCTACGATATAACAACAATCAGTTATGACATTGACAAGCGCGAGCACGTTCATACGAGCTTCACGGTTGGCCCGTGGGACCGCCCCGGCGGTGATTGGAACAACCGCATTTTAAACGGTGACTACATGCGGGACGAACTGCAGCGCCTGGAAAAGCAGGCCAGCGGAAAAAGCCCGGCCGAAATCATCAGCGACGCGGAAGCGGCGGCCGCCGCTTGGCAGATGCTGAAAAAGCAGCAGGCAGCCTATCAAGAAAACATCTGTATTTTGCGCAGGATGCTTTCGGTTGTCACCTTTGACGACTGGAACGACTGGAAGGTAAACGCTTATTAAAAGGAGGTTGAAGCAATGAAACGTGAAGAAGCGTTGAATTTGCTAAAAAAAATTGAAGCGTACCGCAAACAACCGGCGATGCACGAGGCGGAACACGATATTACATGCCGCATCATTGCCGCTATGGTTGCGGAAGCTGCAGGCTACAAAAGCCGCAGTGAATGGACGGCAGAAATTAAGGAGGCTTTAAAGTGAAGCGAAAGAAATTTTATCAGCTTGACGGCGTGTGTCGTAATAGTCATAATCTTATTATTGACCTTGCGAATAATTGCAGCGTTGCAATTTACGGGCCGAAAGTGTTCTTTGTTTGCTGGTTCTTCACCGGCAACCCCGACCGCATGTATAAAGCGGAAGTATACGGAACCAGCGTAAGCAATTTTTATTTAGACCGTTGAATCAGCATTTTAAACTATTCAAAAACAAGCCCCGAGGCAAACGCCCCGGGGCTTTTCTGTATCCTGCAAACGCGAGCAGGCTATATATTTTGGGAACTGAAAAGTTTTGCAGGTATAATCCTAGGGCTGCCATGATTGGAACACGTGGCGGCCCTTTTCTGCGCGCGTGGCACATACTTTAGGGAAGCGAAAAGCAAAAAAGCCCGGCAGCACCGGGCTTTATAGCAAGCGTTTTCTTAATGTTTGGAAGCGGCAGCGCCGTGCGCCTGCCTTTACTTTTCTTGCTTCTGTTCCGCCCTGGCCTTTTGGAAACTGTTCGCGTTTATATCAATCCGAATCAATCCTTCTTGAATCGCCAGCATGAGCAAGCCGTCAATGAACGAGCGGCGGCGAAGCGCATACACCTGCGGGCTAATCTCATCAATTACGGAAATTTTGCGGACCGTCCAATGGTATACGTACCGATGTTGAATCGCCTTATAAGACTTGTCACCAAACCGCTGCCGAAACAGAAGAAGCGAACGTTCCATAACATCCAGCCATTTTTCCGGCTGGTAAACCAAAAACGCCTGCCCAAGATAAATACAACGGACCGCGGCAAGCGGCGTTACCGCTTGAATCGCGAGCCGTGCCGTAGAATCGCCGCCGGTCCTCATATCAAATTCCAAGCGTTCCGCCCTCTGCTGCATCCTGGCGGAAACAACCGCTTTACCAATCGCGTTTTTTGCAAAGAGTAAGCTTTCTGCATAATCTGCGGCTTCTGCGTAGTCCATTTTCTTTACCAGTCCACATCATCAAGCGGGTCTTTCCGTTCCTCTTTCGGAGGATACGGCGCTGTATTTTCCGCAATTCTGACACATTCCAAATGCTCCATCAGCAAGTAGCTTGCCTTAGAGTTTTTGCCGTTTCTGTCCACATATAAATCAGTCTGGAAGCGGCCGCCCACAATAACTTGCGAGCCTTTTGTAACAAAATTGCTGATATATTTAATCAGTCCAGGCACAAAGCAGCGGCAAGAAATGTAATCGTAAACGCGCTTATTATCTTTATCTCGATATTGGCGAGCACACTGTATTTCCAGGGTGCATACCTCTTTGCCGTTCTTCATAACTTTTGCATCCGGTTCAAATTTTACCCAGCCAAGTATCAAACAATTATTCAACATTATAAATTTTTACCTCAACCTTCGGAATATCACTATATTTTTTATAAACTGTAAGTTTAACAATCTGTTTATCATCCTTATAGACAATACCAGATATAGAATCAAGAATAATCTTTGCGACGTTATCAACATCGGGTTTTTTTATCGGTAACTGTAAGCCGTTTAAAGCCTGCTCCTTGAATTTTTTTGACTTGCTGGCAGGAATACCCACGTCAGCTATTATCTCAACGCCCAGGGGCAATTCCGTAAGCGTCAGCCCTATATTCTGCATTGCTTCACTAGCTAACAGTTTGACGTAGGCTTTATAGTTACGGCTTTTCTCCGGGTCGTATGCTTTTACAAATCCGCCATGAGTAGAAAAGCGCGGCCGTCCCTGCGCCGTCGGTTCGCCCGGAATCGTGAATGTTAATTTCATTTTTCTGCATCCTCATTGCTTTTCTGTACTGAATTGCCAGAATTAAGCTCATTTTGTAAATTGCGAAAAGCTTTAATGCTTTTGTTTGCAGCTGCGATTAAAGCACTATCAAGGCAAGGCCCCAGACTATATGTTTCTTCGTCCTCTTCCTTTGACAGCTCCGCCATATATAAGCCAATCAGACTGTATACGGCAATGTCCTTCAAACTTTCAGCGATTTTATCGCCGTGAATATCGTGAGTATAAACAAAGGCGATATGCTTTGCCATATACGCTTTCAGCTCCTCAAACATTCCCTCTGCATCGTCGCTACGTCCGTTCAGAAGCGCGCCGCAGCGGAAATTAGCAACCTCATCTGCGCCGGAGGAATACTGCTCATGCTTTTTCTTGAACAGTTCCTCCAATTCGTCAAGCTGGCTATACATAAATTCGCTTAACCCTTTATTCATATTTTTTTGCCTCCTTACTGTCTACGATTTTTCGGCCATTTTTTGACGGCTTCCGGATGTTTTACTTTCATTCTTTCCACAAACAATATTTTTAAAATTAGCCACGCACATCTATTTCTTCTAAAAACAACATTTGCGGCACGTCTAATCATTACTAATCGTGGCAAGAATTCACTTCCGGGCGGTTTCAAATGTTTGTAGTCATTAAGTTTATTGCCAATGGTTCTTTTCATAACTGCCTCCTCGTACAAGAGATTTTTGCAACATGTTGCAGTTTTCTCTTACAATTTGTACTCCACGCCTAACTCTTTCGCTACGCTGGGCAAGGCTGCTTGCGCTTCTTTCTCTGTGCGGTATACCCAGCCTTTATCAAACAAGGCATACTCTTCCGGGAATCCACCCCACCACAACGAGCGAACAACCCACTTATCACCCAAACGCCCAAAGGTAGAATAAACATCGCCTTTCTTTGGCTTCCACGGCAGTTTAACGATTTCGTTATCGCCTCTTACCAGACCAATAAGCGGCATGTTGGCAGTTGTGTATACTTTTTCTGCGTCATCGTCACTCACTATTAGTCCGTCGACGATAAATTTATAAATCACTCCTTCGCGTCCTTTAATTTTAAATTCTTCGTTCAACTCCACGCCCAGCATTTGGGCGATTTCAGGGATTAGATTTTTAGCCATTATACGATTCACCTCCTAAATATTTACAGAAAAACGTCCAACGTGTCTTGCCTGTCTTATCGCCAGCAATCGGCTTGTACGGCAAGGCACAACGCAGAACTGCACAATGCGGAATATCTTCGTCATTCCATTTAAACAACAACATTCCACCCGGCTTTAACACTCTAAAGCATTCAGCAAAAGCCTTATTCATCCACTCTTCCCACAATAACGGCAGATGTCCGTACTTCTGAGCAAGCCAGCTAGATTCACCGACCTGCACCAAGTGCGGTGGGTCGAAAATTACACAACTAAAAGTGTTATCCTCAATACCTTTCATATCGGTTGCGTCCATCAGTTTGTCCGGTTGGATATGCAATTCTCGTCCATCGCAGAGCTTTGTGTGTAACTCTCTGATGTCGCCAAACATAACAACATCACTCTCTTTATCGTAATAAAACATCTTGCTCCCACAGCACGGGTCTAAGATAAACGGCTCGTTCAATATCTCCACCCCTTAATTTCACGACCGCAGTAAGAGCAGTACCATTGCCCAATATCTTTGATTTCGTTGCCACACTTTTCACAACGGTAAATCGGCGATACGCCTTCGTAGTGGCCCGTGTATATCATAGTCGTGGTACGGTCAAGCTCATGCTTGATAGCACGGATATGAGCCGTGTAATAATTGATACGTTTAAGAGCAGTTATTTTAACTACAACGCTCCACGCGGTACTCGCACGAAGTTTTTCTTCACTTCTTACGTACTTCAAACGCGAAATTTCTCTACGCAAATATTTTTGCGTTTCCGGCAGGCTATCCCACCATTTCTGACGACTAGGCCACCATTCCTGACGCTTTAATGTCATTTACTCTTCCTCCTTTTCGATTTCCGCACGGATAACAGCCACCGCCTTGCGCAGATAATCAACGTCGCCGCTCAGCAGCCAGTATTCAAGTTCCGCATTTACAGCCTTGAGGAGCTTTTCTGACTCTTTCACTTCAATAACCTCCTTGTTTATCTTTTGACTTCACGGATGGTAATCTTTGCTTCTATAAGTCCAAACTTACTATCTTCTTGATAAGTGTAAGTTTCCGCCTGTTCATCAGCTCTCATAGGACGATAAAGCACCCACATATTGTCATTTTTCCATGTAACAAGTTGCAACTTCTGATTGTCTGGCAAGATGATAGTTGCGCTACCACCTACTTTTTTAGCAATAACACTACCGGTGCTTTTGATATTATTATTCGCGCTGACAGCTTCAACGGCGGCTCTGCTTTTGGCATTGTTAGCTTCAATTTCTTCTGCCGTTTCACCGCACCCCACAATCAATATCGCTGTGCCTATAAGCGATAAACAAAAAACTTTTAAGGTCGCCATTCGTTTCTGGTGTCGCCAATATTGGCGAACTTCTTCTTTATTCATCATGTTCTTCAACCTCCTTCAATCTTTCACCGATAGCACGTGCCACATTAACAGTCACGCCGTTTCCTGCTTGCTTATATAACTGCGTGTCGCTTATACCTGCTGCTTTCGCTTTGTCAAAGTATTCATCGGGAAAACCTTGCAATCTCCAGCACTCACGTGGAGTTAATCGGCGGATACGTATATTTTCGTCAAGCAGCGCTACGCCGTGTCTGTCCTGCGCCGTTAAAGTAAAACTAGGCTCGCCAGGCTCTTTTATTCGTCTGCCGTTCTGCCGTTTCTCTTCTCGGTCTGGCGTTAGCACTGCGCAGCAGGTCTGCTTACGTGTTAAATTGTCTCTGCAACCAGTGTCAATGGTCGGAGCTACATCAATCTGCTTTTGCAGTTTCTGTCCTCTGATACTCATGCAGATAACAGCATTGCCCTTGTTTCTGCTAATGCCTTTATAATCACGTGCAACGCACGGTGATGCTATACCTGTTTCGTTTTCGGTAATTTTCAAGCCACACACACCGCCTGTCGAACCATAAGGCTTTAGCACTTTCACAGCGTACAAGCCTGTTTTCCCACCTTGCCCGCCGCTTTCACCTTTTAGCGTTCTTGCTAATCCGTCGCTTTCATAGATTCTTTGGGCATCAGCAACTCCTTGTGTTATCTCCTTGAGTTCGCAAGGATTCTCGCCGTCTGTTCGTCTGAGAGGAAATATTTCTCGTCCACGGATGTTTCCAAGATAGCAGACAATGAACACGCGCTCCCTGTTTTGGGGAACACCGTAGTCTTTGCTGTTGAGAGTGTCCCATTGGAGAGAATACCCGTACCCCCCCACTTCAATGAGCAGCCTAAGGAAGTCAAATCCATTTCCAATGCTAAGTAAATTTTTAACATTTTCGATGAGCAGCCATTTAGGTCTATCTTCTTTCTCACGTCCGGCAAGCAGTCGCATAATTTCGTAAAACAATCCGCTTCGCTCACCTTCTTGCAGGCCTTTTTGCTTTCCTGCGACGCTGATGTCCTGGCATGGGAAGCCGAAGCACCAGAGGTCTGCGTCGGGTATGTCATAAGTTCTAACTGTTCGTACATCGTGGCTTTCCCACTCTCCTTCCGTATCGTACATAGCTTTATACGCCGTCCTGGCGTACTTATCAAACTCGCAGAAGCCGACGCATTTATGCCCGGCTTGCTCTAAGCCTAAGCGTATACCGCCTATTCCTGCGAAAAAATCTACAAAATTCATTGCTTTCTCTCCCTCGCTCCGCACTTCTGCGGCGTATTCTCACAGCGCTTGCAAGGTCTGTCGCACTCACAGCAACAGATGTGCAGCAGCGTGCTTATCACGCAGTCCGGCGTGACTGCCCTGCAATAGTATTTAGGCTTTAAGCGTGCTTCTAGTGCGCTAGTAGTTTCATCCTGCTGCGTAATGGTTTCCGGCGGTTTCGGTGTACCCGTCAGTTCCTTTACCTTTGCTTTACATCTCAGCAGGCCACAAGATTTTTCCTTGCCTTTCTTAAACTCCCAGATGGTCACTTTTTTTGTTTTGCCACAATCGCAACGCACCAAGAAGTAAGCTGAACCCCTATCCTGGTAGCCTAAATACTTCTCAACCGTCAGCGTGCCAAATTTCACGCCAACCCATGCCGTCCAATTATTCACGCTAGCACCTCCAAAGTAAGCGTATCGCCACATTTCAGCAGCTTACTTTTACAAGGCTCATTATGCTTGCGACTGTACGTAAAGTCGTTCATGTAGCATTGCAGGATACGGAATTGATTGTCAATAGCGTTATCGTTCAAGCCAATCTGCCGGCCGTATTCAAACACTGCTTTATCCTGCGGCATATACGGCATAATGAGCCTGCGTTCTGCCAGCTTCGCCGCCGTCCATTTCAGCAGCATACTGTTAACGCTGTTAGCCAGCGGCTTATCCTGGCTAAACTTCTCCATGTTGCAGCGGTTAATATTTTCCTGCACGTGTGCTTCTTCCGCTTGCTTCAAAGCAGCCTGCATCAGCGCCGGGCTGATTATATTCACGTTAAGGCCGTTCGCACCGGTCAAGGTAAGCGCAATCTGCTCTGCTTTCTCCCACCGGTCAAGGCCTATATTTTGCTGATTAAAAATTCCTGCCCAAAGGTTTACTGTTTCAGACAAGATTCTTTTCGCTTCCTCCAAGCGGTCAAAGCCGGGCCGTATATCCTGCGGCATCCGCTTGCCTGCCTGTTGCAGTTTAACAATCGTTTGGGCTATTCTCTGCTGTTGCAGCATCGCCCTCACCTCCTACATCTCCGTAAAGTTCGTTTACCAGGTCCATGCTAGAATATCCGGCACCTGCATTCTGCTTCTTGCTGTTACCGCTGACGTAGTTTCTTGCTACGGTCTGCACATACGCAAAGTTTCTAGCGCCGTGCTCTACCGCCGCTAGTATTCCTTGCTCTACGGCAGTTTCACCAACCTCACCTAACAAGGCTTGCAGTTTCTCTCCGACGATTGGAGTAAGCGGCATCATGTTTTTCTCCCACAAGGCAAAAATTTCAGTATGCGTTTTTTCCTCGTCATCGTCTTTTCTTTTAGGATGATGATAATCATCCTTTTCTTTATCTCTATACTCTATACTCTTATCTCTAATCTCTGTCGGACATTTTGTCCCTTTTTCTGGGGACATTTTGTCCCCTTTTCCGGGGACATTTTGTCCCTTTTTATTTTGCCGTTGTGCCTTTTTCTTCGTCGCTGATTCTGACGCGCTCCCACTGCCGGTCATGTTAGCAACCTCCGGCAAGTAGCTTTCGCCTTTATCGTTCTTCTCAATAAGGCCAATTTGTTCAAATAAAGCAAGCGCACTTTCGACGATTTCAATTTCAAATTGCGTCTGTCTAGCGATTGATTCAGCAGTATGCTGAATAGTCATTTTGCCGACCTGCCGTACAAGTACGCCGTCAGTTTTCAGTGATTTCAAGCACAGTTTAAGGTACAAGAGTACGTATTTTTCGCCGTTTTCCTGGTCTTCCAGCCACTCAACAACATCACTTTCAAAGAAGTTTTCGTTGAGCTTTAACCAATAATACCTGCCAGCCATGTTTTACTCCTCAAAGTATGTTGGTACTTCGTACACCATTTTATTGTTCTTCCGGTATACTTTGATTCTTCCGTCCTTCTTGCAGAACTTCAAAAATCTATACCAGCGTTTCGGATTGCTTTTTCTATGCGAATACATAGAAATAAAATGAAGTCCCACAGCTCCCTTGATAAGCTCAAAGAATAAGTCGAAAGCATCCGGCTTTGCTTCTTCTAAATCGTCCGCAAATTTGTTGCTGTAGCCAAAGTGTCCTTCGCCTACAAGAACTATTGCTTTGCTTTTTTCGCACGGTGTCGCTTTTACATTCAACATTTTGTCCCACCCCTTTCAAATTTTTAGGGGACATTTTGTCCCAAAGTTGGGGGACATTTTGTCCCCACTTTTCGGGACATTTTTTCCCCGATGATTTTGGTTATTTCATGCTTGCTTCAATTTCTTCTGCCGTGAAGATTTCGCCGGTTGCAGTATCAACCTTGCCGCCCTCTGTAAGCTCCTGCGCTTGCTCTGTAGCGTTCTCTGCGTCAACGTCGATGTATTCAGCCTCGCCGGTTTCTTCGTTGAGCACAGCGGCTTTTCCGTCACTCTCTAACGCTTCCTGCATCTCGATAGACATAGGCGCGTAAGTTTTCATGATAGAGAGAAGAACGGTTTTGCAAGCCATAGCATCAAAATCAGACTGCCACGGGCCACTATTAAATGCTTTGCTGAACCGTTTGGCATGAGCGATAACTTCTTCCTTAGTCCAGTATGCGGTCTTGCTGAAGCCGTTAATGGTTTCAAATCTTGCGAAGTAGCCTACAATATTATCGGAAGCTTTTTCGCCCGGCGTATATGCCTCAGTGAATCTGTTCCAATCTCTGATTTCGCCCTCGTACACCGGCGTCATAATGATGTGCTTCATCTTGCCAGTGCGCATTGCGAGTTCGATTACGCCTTTATAGCCAATCTGGAATTGCGCGCTTCCTTTATAGGGAACAATCCACGCTTTACCCAAGGACGGGTTAATAGGCAGGTCCAGGCTTGCAGCCGTCGCAGCAGCAGCCAAGATTGTTTTCGGGTTTGCCGTTGCCAGCAATTTATTATTGTTGGTCAGTGTCAGCAGGCTAGAGAGAAAGCCCGCACTCTTCTTGCCTAACATCTTCTCAAAACGTTGCTGAACACTTTGAGAACCAATCATCACACCCAATGCGGAAGGTGCTTTGCTAGCGGTAGTTGTTGCCGCTACATTTCTTTTTGCAATACCGTTTACTGTTGCCATTATTCTTTATCTCCTTTAAATATTCTTAACTTCAAACAATCTTTTTCACTGTCATACAGAATTTCTTCCAGCGACAAGTCCAATGCTTGTGCCAATTTTACACGTGTGCGCAATGCAATATTTTTTACTACGCCACATTCGTATGAGCTGATAGTTGGCTTTTCTAAACCGACCATTTTAGCAACATCACCTTGCAGCAGACTTAATTTCTTCCGTTTATGGAAGAAGATTAAGCCTAATTCTTCTTGCTCTGTAAGGCTCATTTTAACGTAAACCTCATACTAGGCTTGCCAACCTTAGCATACTTTGCATATACATCCGGCAGGTCTTTTTTCAGTGCCTTATCATCCAGAGTTACTCTTGCGGCAGTCTGTTTATAAGTGATTTTTCTATCCATAAACACGCCGCTTTCACTGCCGTTAAGCATGAGCTTTAACGCATTCTGCGCCTGGGCTAACTGCTCTAGCAGCACTTTTTTTGTTGCGTTCAATCCGTCAATACACTTTATGTATTGTTCTGCCGCACTCGGCAGTGCGATACTGTCAACCGCTAACTTATCCTTGTTCATCTTGTCAATGGTTGCGGCGGTGCTTTCGCTGCCGTCGACCTCCGGCGGGATATTGCTTTCGAGATTACTCCAAAATACAATAGCTTGCGTTCTCATATCTTCAATAAATTCATCGTTGCGCGGAATTTCTTTCCACACAAAATGGTTGCCACCGATAAGACAAGCGATGTACCACTTCTCGCAGCCGGTAATCATCATGTACCATTGACACTGGCAATAGTAGCTATCTGGCAGCTCGTCCCCGTCCCAATCTTTCGACTTAAAGCCGTTAGCAGTCTTACATTCCAAGCCTGCATTCTCGCCTACCACAAGGCGGTCGACGTTCGCCAGCATGAACTCGTATGATTCATCTTGCAGCGTGCCGCACTTGCGCACCTTTTTACCGGTCAGCTCACAGAATCTGTCAGCTACAACCTGTTCAAGGACCGTGCCCCAATAAACAAATTCATTATTGGAAAGGTCCTCTGCTTCTACATCGCCATGCTTTTCAGCGTAGAGTGCATAAGCGCTCTTCCAGGGATTAAGTCCCATGATGCAGGCAATGTCGCTGCCGCCAATACCGCTATTGCGGACGCGTTCCCACGCCACGCGGTCAACCGCCTGCTCAACTGTCATAATCAGTTTGCCCTTCAATTTTTCATGCCTCCTTAAATCTCTTTATACAAAGGGATAACAATTTGTTGTCCCGCTTGCAACCACTTCACACCATTCAGATTATTGTACTCGGCTATATCGTGCATAAGCTCACGGCAATCACGGTACTTATCCTGTTGGTCCATGTAGCGCCCGGTAATCTCCCACAGCGTCTGTCCTTCGCCTACGGTGTAGGCAACCAACGTTTGCTTATAACTAGGGAACAAAAAACCATGTGCCTTAATGGCCAGTTTTGCGGCACCGCCGCCAGTCAGAAAGATAAGACCGGCAAGCAGAATAGCAGTCACAACGAACGCCTTTACTAAGCCTTTAGTAGTCTTGCTCATTTTCCCCATCCTTTCATAACAACCTTGCGCCAGCACTCGCCACCGCTGCACACGGTAACAAGCAGGCCGCTTTCCTTATCTACTACTTTAGAGAAGTTCATGTGCGACAAGTCTTTACCGCACACAGCGCATTTTCTCTTTTTCCTGGTCATTCGTACCTCCAAACTTCTGCCTCTAAGTCAAGAGGCGTAATCCCCATGTACTCAGCAAACTTTGCCGGGCTGATATGATAAGCCCAACTCTTTTTGCTGCTAGCGTGAATTGCCACGCCGAACGGTAACGCGCCACTACGCAGGCCCATACGCACAAACATCTCGCTTTTCTGCATGAGCCGTGCCGCCGTTTTAATAGGAACGTTTCCAAGCATTTTTATTTCCTCCTTTTCATAAAGCGCATTGCCGTTTCGTAACGCTGATTCATGCGCTCAATAACGCCAGCGCGCTTTTCCTTTTCGGCTTTCTTTTCCAGTGTGTCACAGCAGACAGCCGCCATGATTCGCTGCATATCCTTGTCAGTGTTCTTCTTCAAAGCACACCTCCTGCCCGCGCCGACGCTAGGCGCGGGGCTTGTTTCTATTTCAGCCCTACTGGCCGACTACCTGTTGTTGCTGTTCGCACAGTCTTACGGCAGCCTGCAAGCCCTGCATATATGCGGCCGCAACCATAAGGCCGTCCGCTTTAAGTTTGGACATATCAACCGCCGTGCGCTTTACGCGTTTTTCAGTGAATACTTCTTGCTTTACTTCCATTATTCTCGCCCCTTTCCATCTCTCCCGTGCTATAATAGGTATTACAGAACGGAGGTGATATTGTGTTTATTGAAATGCCTAAAAAATGTCCAATTACCGGAGGTATGGCTACCGGTATTAAAATTGATTGTCCAGGCTGCGCTTTTTATATTGACCAGGAAAAGCAGTGCCGGATAATCTCTACAGATAACAACATCAAGCTTCTGCTTGCTCTTCTTCAAAAACAACAGCAACGTTAGAATTACATTCGATTACGTAGCTACAGAAGTTAAGCATCTGCTTTGCTGCTACCTGATTCTGACCGTTAAGCAAACCAAGAATTTGTTTAGCGGTCTTTTTTTCTTCTGCTGTCAGCTTTTGGCTTTCGCTCAGCTCATTAAAGCTATACATCCTCTTTCCCTCCTTTCTGTTTATCGAAATTTTTATTCGTTTTACGTATATTATACTACTACACTCATTTCGTTTTGTCAATCTTTTTTTCCGATAATCGAAAAATTTTCCTTGCTATTTTTCTTTCGATTATCTATAATATATATAGCAAAGCGAGGTGATTATATGGAGACGATAAACAGTCGAATATCCTTAGTAAGAAAGCAATTTAAGCTAACGCTTTCTGAGTTCGGCGCAAAGCTAGGACGTGCAGTTAGTACCGTCAGCGAGTATGAAAAGGAAGGCAAGGGAATTACAGATAGAGTAATAGAAGACATCTGTCGAGAATTCTATGTCAATGAAGATTGGCTGCGTGCAGGCGAAGGTGAAATGTTCCGCGCCAGGAATACAACCAACGAAGAATTAGCACTGCAAATCGGCAAACTGTTAAAGACAGATGATGAGTTTACCAAGAATCTATTTCTTGAATATCTCAAACTGCCGCCCGAAATGAAAACTTTATTTGAAGATTTCGTTCACAATCTGGCCAAAAGCAAATAACCGGCAAATAAAAAAATCCCCCGTACCATCCGCGGTACGGGGGATTTTGCTATGCCTTTTAAATTAGTGCAGCAAATAAAAAATCAATCTTCGTCTACAAGTCCAAGGATAAAGCTGTATATGACAGCCAGCGTTTCTTCATCTTTCACTTCCTGCAATATACCGATTATCCTACTCAATAAAACCTGCATTGTGCCCTCCATTCAAATTAAAGCAGGCCTACAACACTAAGAACCTATTTATATTCTACCACTAAGCTCGCTCATTATAAAGAGTTTTAGGAAAGATAATTATTTGAATTGCAGTTTGCATTTAAATGTGCTATTATTAAATCAAATAAAGACAGAAAGTGAGGTGGTTAACATGGTTGACAGTGACATAATAAGCCTACAGATTAAGAACCTCTATCAAACAATTTTCGCTGTGCCATTGGCGCAAGGCGTGATATGGGCAGTCTAAAAAGCTGCCCATTATTTTTTTTATTAAAGGAGAGTGCTTATAATGTATGAAATTTGTTTTGCAATCGCAGCAATAACACTGATTAGTTACTTCATTCTTACAAACGGAAAAGAAGGAGCAAGAACCATCGTCAGAAATGCTTACACTGATTACCCCTACCCAACACTGCCGTATATGCAGGAATACCTAGAAGCAAACGCAGGCATATATGTTAGTGAGTTTGTATTCGGAGGCTTTGCTAAGCTAGCATTTAAAATTTTAGTTATTGGCGGCTGGCTATGCTTGCCAATAGCTGCATTATCTATATATTTAGATGGCTTTTTCGCACTATTATCTGGATTAGCTGGTTCTACTTTTTTATTGAAGATTTGCACTGATACAGAAGCTTTTTATTCGCACAATATATCCCCGAAATTATTAACGGAACACACTGTTAGAAGGTTAAAAAAGAAATTTCTGCATGGTGTACCGGCAGAAATATATGATAATCTCCCCCAATACGATAATATTGCTCGTGATATTATGGCCTACGCTTTTCATAAATAAACAAAAACAACAATAGCCCACGCCGTACACGTGAGCTATTGTTGCTGTTGATTTTGCCGAATCATAAACAAAATTTTGAAAGGAGGTTTGCCTTGCATGAAAAAAATCTGGAAAACATGAAAACCTAGAAAAAAGGAGAAAGAAGGGAATCAAGAATTGCACTTCATTCAACACCCCGAAAATGAAATACAATATGCTTGTATATGTGCTCACGGAAGCTGCGCCGTCTACTGCGCCTAAACCGGACCGCACAGCCGCCCCGAACACCTACTTATATTATATCATGATAATATGTTTAATTTGTGAATAATAACTTCATATAAACGCTTGAAAGAATCAATACACACGTTATCCTCAGTATGTGCATAAAATGCAACAACTGAAAAAGGAAGGAGCTGCCAAACATGAAATTACCTAACGGCTATGGTTCTGTTACAAAGCTAACTGGGAACCGGCGGCGGCCGTATATGGTCCGCATCACAACGGGCTTTACCAATGAGGGCCGCCAGCTTATGAAAATACTAGGCTACTATGCAAAGCGCACGGAAGCACTTAATGCCCTAGCCGAATACAATCAATCGCCCTATGATGTTGAAAGCGTGGGCTTGACGTTTGCCCAGGTACACGAGAGATGGGAAGCCGCAACCTACGTTGACGGCAAAGAAGAATCCAACCAATATAAGGCAGCGTACAAACGCTGCGCGTCGCTATGGGATATACCGTTCAAGAATATTAAGACAGCGCAATTCCAGCAAATCATAAATGACTGTGACAAAGGCTACGCCACCAAGAAGGCAATCCGAATCGTATGTAATCTGATGGCCAAATATGCGCTTGCTAATGATATTATAGTAAAGAACTATGTTGAGCTTACCAGCCTACCGCCCCAGGTTGAAAGCAGAATACATAATCCGCTGACACAAAAGGAGCTTGCTATATTATGGGAGAACAGCCAGGATATAAAAGTGCAAGCTGTGCTTATCCTCTGTTATACCGGCATGCGTCCTACCGAGCTAGTGAAGGTTGAGAAAGCGGACGTTGACTTTGAAAATAAATTCTTCGTTGGCGGCATGAAAACCGCGGCAGGCCGTGGCAGGAAAATTCCTATTGCTGATAAAATCTTCGACTTCTTCAAGGCTGCTTGCAACCGCAGCACCGGCAAATGCATCTTCTCTGATGAGCGGGGAAAGAATATATCCTATGACGCGTACCGCAGCAGATACTGGGAACCGGTAATGAACATGTTTAAGATGGACCACTTGCCCGGCGACGGCCGCCACACCTGCGCAAGCCTGCTTGACGATAAGGACGTAAACGTAAAAATCAAGAAATTAATTCTAGGGCACGCCAGCTCCGATGTAACGGAAAGGGTTTACACTCATAAGACGTTAGAACAGCTATTAGAGGCTATAAATTTGATATAAGTTTGTTACATACGTATTACATATGTGTTACATACCAGTTACATACGCAGTTGATTTTCCATGAGCCGTAGACACTTTAGACATAATAGCAGAAGTATAGAAAAAGCCCGCAACCTGCATGGTTACGGGCTTTTCTTGCGATTTGTGATTGATTGAGATAGCCTTCTCTATTAACGTTTGGTAAATTGAGTGCCCTTATTTTAAGCAATTCTTTACGCTATTTGTTACATACCTGTTACATACGATATGT